AGACTGCATCTCCAACTGAAAATGGTCCGACTGCTGCTGTTGGGTTTAATATTTCTTCTAATGTATTGTTCATATCATTCATCTCCTATAATTTAATTCATATATCTAACAAGATACAGGAATGTAATCTCCTGCTGCAATAGCGCCTTCTCCACCGAAGTAGTAACCTACTAGGGTTGCGGAGTTTGAAGCATCGTCATCAACACATCCGTTTAATCCTGCTGTTTGTGTTAAGTATATTGGTAGTCCAAACTTAGGTGCAGAAATTGCTGCACCTGCTTTAAGATAACAAATACCGTCAAGAGGAAGGATTGATACTGTTCCTGTTCCTGCTGCTTCCAATGCTGAATCTGCATCTCGGCTTGATTCTGCCATTGTGTAGCCGATTGGTGTATCGTCAACTGATGCAGTCATTAGAATACCACTTGCATGATATTTAACTACTAATCCTTTGCTTGCGAATGTTTCTTGTATGTCAACTACGTGTACGGGGTCGTTTCCTGAATATGCTACCATTTTATCTCATCTCCTTAATATCTTTGTACGAAGGTGCAGACATTCTTGTTCTTTCTGCCCCTGCGAGTGTTCTGTTCCATGTGTTTGCCCAAAGGTTAAATGCCTTTTCGTAAACTGCTTCGTCATTTGAAATCATTTTTCCATTCAAGTAGTTTGCTACTTGTGGTGTTTCAGACGCTTCTATTGTCTCGACAACTTTTGTCTCAGATGCAATAGGTGTCATCTCAACAGGAGTTGGCGCAGGATGCGCTTCTTCCCAAGATGCGATAAGTGTTTCTAATGTAGGTGAAGAAAGTTCATCATGGCCGGACATTCCTAACTCAGATGCTTTAGATACTAAAGTCATTCTTTCTTCTTCTGCTTTTGCGGCCACTTGAGCCTCGAACTCAGCGACACGGCTGTTAGCCAAAACTAACTCAGCCTGTATAGCCTCGATTTGTGCTTCATAATTTATTTCTGTATTTTCTTCTTCGGTCATACTTTTCACCGTTGGTTGATTAACGTCAGCGATTGAATGACCTATAAAGGTTGGCTCACTTGCTATGATTTCTTCTTCGATTTCTATTTTTTCGATTGATTCGACATTTGCTCTATCATAAGCGGGTCTTACAACCAATGCTAAATGGTCGAAAGTAAAATCTTCACCGAATACAAGTCCGTTTTCGTCTGCTGATACAGGAATACCCGAACCACCAATACTTACACCGTACCCATCTTCCTTCCATAGACCGGATGCTAAACTTGGGAATAATTCTGTTTGAGTTACGTGTGCTACATACCTAACTTCGTAGCCACCTTCTGTTTTGAAGAAAGAAGCGCCTACTATCCTACCTACGTTAGATTCTTCTATTCCCTCTTCGTTTCTTGTAAACCCTGCACCGTTTTCATTTGCTGCCGGATGATATAGTGTTAAGTCTGAATCTTTCATTTGTTGTGCGACACTTCTAGCACCTTCTTCGGTCAAAGACCAATTGTTTTTATTCATACCTTCGTGGAATGCTATGCCTCTTATTTCATAGACAGTTTTTCCTGTTTCTGCGATAAGTTTTGCTTCTATCTCTTCTAGGTTTAACTCTAAAGTAACTGCTACTTTGCGACATTCGCCATCTATCATTTTTTCGCCGTAGCCACATTCTGCCGCTTTTTTCTTATCGTCATCATAGTAACCTTCGACTTCAAACTCATGTCCTTCATGTGCTTTCATACATTCTTCTTTTGTATATCCTGCTTCTTGGCATCGTGTCATATACTCATCGTGCGATTCTGTATCGTTAGGTGTAGGTTCTGCTGCTTCGACTTCATCAGCCTTACTTTGAATAGGAATACAGTTAGGTACTTTACGGCCATTTTTCATTTTCATACCGTATTGTTCGTAGCCTTCTGTGCATGGGTCGTCTGCGTCTTTTGCTTCTGCATTTTCATCATTACAACCGCAACCGCATGGGCTACCATCTTCTGCTTCAACCTTTTTACCACCACGCCATTGTCTGCAAGACCAATAACGTGCCTTCCATTTTGGGCCGGGACTTTGGCAATTATGCCTAGACCTAAACGCTTTTCTTCTAGCGGGGTCATCTCTTTTGATTTCCATGTTAGGGTCGCCAAATCTTACTATGACTACATTACCGCTACCATTTTTAGTATAAACTGCGAACTTTTTAGCACCGCCCTTTGTGCGAAAAGGCTTATTGAGCGTAACGCTACGCCCTTGATACTCGGCAGCCGTAACATCTTCTTCATCCCATTCTTCGTATGCTACTACTTCGCCACTACAACCGCATCCACACGACATTGTTTGTTTCAGTTAGTGATTGTCTTATTAACCTACTCTTGACCTTCGGGACATTCCCAACAATTACCTAGAGTACAAAAGCCGCACCAAATGCTACTATTCATTTTTTGGCCTCCTTAGTTTTTCCGTTAGTAATTTGATACGCTTCCATATCTAAAGTGTGTTGTTTTTGCATCTTTTCCATTTCTAGGTCATGCTTCATCTTAAACTCTTCCAATAATCTTACGTGAGTCTTTTCAGCGTCAGTTGCTTGAACATCAGCAGATAGTCTGTCCGGCAATACTGCAATTTTAGCACTTTCTTTACCCTTAAATAAATCTAGTACACTTGTTATGATAAGAAGTGCCGGTCCACCTAATAGACCAATAACTGTAAGTTGTGAATCTGAAATATCCCTTTGTTCGACTATACTAAAGTACGATGCTGTTGCCGCTATAACTACCCACGCCATAACTACTCCCATACCAAAAGTTAGCATTAGAGTCTCATTTGGGTTTGTCATTTTCATCTGAGCCATGTTCTTTCCACTACCCTTGCGTCTTATTAATACTTTGCTTAATATAATACCTAAGACACCGCAAAAGAAATATATTAAGGCTAAAAATAAACTATCACTCAACAAGGTCGCTCGCACCGTCCTGTGAGTTTTCTCTTGGTAAATCTCCTACTTGCTTTGGTGCTTCTGTCATTTTTCTCTCATCACCTTCTTTACCTATACTTGGTAGGTTAAGCAAATCAAAAGATTGGTTTAGTGTAAGAAGTCCTGCGTTATACCCCATAACTGTTCTTTGCATAATGTTAAGTGGTGTCTCGCTGTCCATAGCCTCAAACTTAATTGTAGGTAAATCCTGTTTGCGGTAAGAAATACCTAACAGGTCTAAGTGTATCATAAATATCTTTGTTGCTGATTCGCTCAAGATTCTGTGCATACGACTAATTGCTTGGACAGCCCAAAGATTAGCGTTAAATGTCGCAGCAAAAGTTGAACCTTTTTCTTGACCTGCTGCTACTCTTGGTACTTGTAGTACGGCTGCAATATCAGCATTTATTGTGTCGAGGAAGCCTGTGTTATTCGGTAAACTATTACCTACGTCAACATGATGTAATTCCACGTAATGAGGAAGTACAGGTATTTGGTCGCCTCGCAATCCCTCGAATAAAGTAATTACCTCATCCATAATATGTTGGAGTCTTTGTGCCTGTTCAGCAGGGTCTTGTATGTGTTCGATAGCAGATTTGTCAATTGTGATAAACTGCTTTGTCATAGAGTCCTCTAAAGAAACTCTATTATTCATACTGTTATATTTCATGCGTATTGGTTGCTTTAGTGATGTAAACCTACTTGCGCCCCATACACCGTAGGTTCTGCGTAGTTTGTTATCGGTAAACCAATTAGAACGATAATCTATCCTTACGTGTAATATTTCATTTTTAGGAATAGCACGTTCATACGAAGTAGCCTCTCTAAGCATATACGTCTTAGCCTCGATAACGGGGTTATCTTCATCAGCAACAAAGTAAGAGCCTAAGCCGCCTCTTTCATCAACGATTGTTATTTGTTTTATCGGTAAACTTTGTATGTCTGTTATACCCACACCTTCTTTACCTACTATTTTGTTTATGTCATTACCATAGACCATAAGACTTCGCATAGCATTTATCATAATGTCATCAAAATCAAGAGTATCTTCGACTAACTCACGTATGGACTCTCTTATTTGTGAGTTTTTACCATTAGCGTAATTTATCTCATAGTTGTTAGCCGTAAGAGATACCGCACGTACAGCGCCGTTCAATTCGGGGTCTAACTTTAACATACTATCGTAAAGGTCAAACTCATTGTCGTGGTTGCTGTCTCTTCTTAACCTCTCGGTGTCTCTAACAATATCGGGTACACCTGCTACTTGATTGAAAGGCTCAATCAACATACCTGCTCTTTCTATAATTTGATTAGGATTCTCTTTTTTGGTGTTACCACGAAATATATTCCACCTGCTACGCTCGGCCATATCATATCGAGGGTATAATTGACGTTTAATACTTCGTTTTTATTTTTTTTAATGTTTTTGCGATTTACTGAAAGAATTAAACGCTTTACTGCGTTATATTTTTTTATTTTTTTATTTTTTTCTTTAGTATAGAGAAGTTAACTACGTTAACTAATAGAGGGTAAGGGGCTTTACCAAACATATTATAGAAGAAATAAAACTAATTACAGACAGCCTAGCAGTCTAGCGGTTTATTTATTTTGTAAAACACCAAACTAATAGAAATTAATAGGCTAATACTTATATATCCCTTCAAATAACCTTTGTTTATGCGAAGGGTGCATGGAGGCAAAGACCTCATAGAAAAGTTTGCGAAAGATAGAAGTTTTAGTAACATTAGTGAGTTTGCTGAGTTTCTCCACGAAGTTGAGCCAAAGCGTTCAAAGAATGCTTGGCGTTCAGCGATACAACGATGGATGAAAGAAGGTAATAGTCCTTTTAAGGATAAAGAAGAATATCATGCTGTTGTGAACGAAAGAACAAAAGTGTATCACGATGAAGCAGCAGATAAGTACTTGGTAGTCATGGAAGCAATAGATGGATTCTATGTGGTGGAAGGAGATAAACACCGAGCCATGAAAAAAGCATATTCTGAGGCGGGAGGCAACTTAACAACCGAAGAAATGGCTAGAGAGTTTGAAATGCCGCCTGCTTGGGTAAGTGAATACGTTAGAGTTAACAAATGGACTCATGGTATGCAGCCATTTACAGATAAAGAGATAGAAGGCAATACTGTTGATGATTTAGTTGACGAAATACTAGCCATGCGTAAAATTGAAATTATTAAGAAGGCAGAAGGCAAAAGGTGGAGGCAAGTCGAGAAAGACGCTATGAAATATAACTACTTCAACGAGACAGTCAAAAAAGATTTCTTAGAAATAGCACAAAAGTGGAAGCCTGCTTCCGTAAAGCGTACCAAGACTAAAAATGACGGTGATTTTGCCGTTGTTCTTTCTCCAACTGACTTACATTTTGGTAAATATGGTTGGATTGATGAAGTCGGACAAAGTTATGACTTGGAAGAGGCAAGACATAGAGTTTTGACAAAGACCGAAGAGTTGCTAAAGAGACTACCTAGTAAACCCGAAAGGTTTTACGTTGGTGTTGGGTCTGATTGGTTTCATGTGGATAATGATGTTGGTACAACTACAAAGGGTACGGCACAAGATATGGCCGCTACCCCTGCACAAATCCTTATGGAAGGATGCGATTTAGCAAGACAACACATTGACTTACTAAGAACGGTTTCTGATGTTGAGTTGATATTCATGGGCGGTAATCACGATAGACATACAAGTATTATGTTAATGATGTACCTTGACGCTTATTACAAAGATTGTGAGGATGTGAACGTAGTAGTTTCTCCCGAAATTAGACAATATGTTACTTATGGTAATAACTTGATTGGATTTACTCACGGTGATGGTAAAGTTATGAATAAACTAAATGCTTTAATGGCGCATGAAGAAAGAAGTGCTTGGGGTGAAACATCTCACAAACTTTGGTTTCATGGACATCTGCATCATCAACAAATGCGAGAAGCGGGTGGTTGTTTGATTATACAACTTCCTAGTCTTGCAGGTGAAGATAGATACCATAGTCGTAACGGATATGTTATGGCTAAAGCAGGATTGTCTGCGTATATTATAGATAAAGAAGAAGGGCTAATTGGTAGTCTGTTTGCGCCGGTGGTACATGAATGAGATGGACTTCTGCTAAGTGTTGGTCGTGTGGGTGGGAAGCCCCACGTATTCAAATGCACTTGGCGGTTGAAGGTAAGTGTCCTTACTGTGGTAAGAAAGACTTACATCCGAGGTGATATTATGGGTTTTATGCAAGATTTTTCTATGGAACGTAGTCGAAAAGACATTAAGTATTTTTATCAATGGTTAGGTTATACTTGGGGCGACCATATAGGTGATTGGATGGAAATGTACGGTGATAGAAAAGGTGCAGAAGTGCATCGTGTTTGTATTATTGCGCCTCGCGACCATAGTAAGTCAACTACTCTTAGGGTAAAACTATTACATCAATGTTTGTTTGAAAAGAAGGCTAATGGTAAACCGTTTACTTGTTGGTTGATTTCTGCGAGTAAAGATACTGCTATTAGAAGATTACAAGAGATTAGAGAGGACATGAAACAACATCCTCAGTTGTCTAGGTATCTCGACCCGAAGAGAGGTAATAAAACTGAAATGTACTTTACCAATGGGTCTTGGATAATGGCTACATCAGTAGGTTCAGCGATTCGTGGTGAACATCCGGCTTGTGTAGCATTTGACGATGTGTTAGTTGATTCTGATGAAATGAATCCTCACACTTTACAACAATGGTTTAGGAAGGCAATTTCCCCTATGCTTTCGCCCGGAAGTACGTTTTACGTGGTTGGTACGCCTATGTCTATGACTGATTTGTACCATACTGAGATGTTAAGCAAAAAAACTTGGAAAAGTGGTACTTGGAGTAGTATAGTAAATTATGATGAATGGAAATCTAGTGATGGGGATATTGACCCTAAAGCACTTTGGCCGGAGTACCGTAGTGTAAAGTTTTTGTTAGAACAGAAAGAAGCAATAGGAGACTTGGAGTTTTCGCAGGAATACCTATGTAGGGTTGTTGACGATGACGCTTCGGTATATCCTAACAACTTAATTCGTAAGAATCTTATCATGGAACACACTATACAAACTGATAAGTTAGATAACAATAGATACATTATAGGGTTTGACCCTGCACATGGTCTTGGTAAAGATTACAGCGTAATGATATGTCTTAGGCAAGACGAACAAGGCTTTATTCATTTTGTGAATATGTGGAGAAGAAATGACTTCCCACCGGATAAGCAAGCGGATATGTTAATTGAATGGTCTAAACGCTATGGTAACTGTGGAGTAGCAGTTGAGGATGTTGGTTTCCAACAGATGTACGAAAGTTTGCTTGCACAAAAAGGTGCGGTAGTGGATTATAGACCTAGTAAGGTAGGCAACAGGACTTTGAAGCAAGGACTTCTAAATAGACTTAGGGTTTGGTTTGAGAGAGAGATGATTGCATTTCCTTATGGTAATGATGAAACCCGTAGGATGGTTGAGATTATCCTAGAAGAATTAAGACTTCACGCTTGGCGTGATGGTGTAATAGTGGACTTAGGTGTTCACAACGATACAGTAATGGCTCTTGCACACGCAATAGACCAATTTACATATAAGATTCCCGATATGCCCGTAGTTATGAAAACTATGACGGGTGGACAATGGTTAGGTGGTAAAGCAAATATTAACAGACCGTCTAATACAGGTGTTGGTGGGAGAGTAATGGAGAGAAGAAGATTATGAGAACAGTATTTGGCCCAAAAAGTAAAAAGACATTATATTTAGACCGCTTGCAGGAGTTAGCAGACTCGGACTATTTTGACGAATGGAGAACGAACGAGGAAGTTATGTGGAAGGTAAACGAAGTTGTACCTGCCCGATGGACTCAATTGCATTCTTGCGGGGTGCATAAGTATATGCGTAAAATTAAACAAGCAGATTCAATGGAAGATAAATACAAAAAAATCATGGGTAAGAGAGTACGCTATTGGCGCAAAAGGTTATAAACATTTTTTTTGAAAAAAATTGTAAAAAATTGTTCGTGATGCTAGGCGGGTATAGGTACGTGTATCGGTGTATTTTTGGAACTAAGTGAGTTTTACTACACTAGGTGTTATACACTACACTCGGTGCAAAAAAAGCACTAAAAAAAGGGCCGGGATTGCTAGACCGAAAGCCTTAATAAGGAGTATGCTGACCGAGGCTTAGGTAGCGAGCGAGACTCGGCCGGCTTGGAAAAACGCAACACGCGAATCGCCAAGTCAGTAAGAAGAGGTGTGATAGCACTAATTCAGACATTGGTATAAATTAATACCCAAGTCGAAAAATCAAAAATGAATCGGAGGTACTTAAAAATACTTATGACACATTCAGAAGTCGAAGCCCTTTAACTAGGTAAGTAGCCAACTCGGATGACTACTATAAAACAGAAAATAAAAGGAGACTAAGATATATGACAGATGTACGCATACACTTAGTGCTTGACATTGACATTACTGATTACCTAAATGACCTATGGCACACACCATTAGGCGACTTAGTTGACATCAGTAATGCCGAAGTCGACCACATCGAAGCACTTTGAGGCTTGATGCCTCAGACGGAACTACACAAAGCCCGCCCCTCTATATGGGGGGCGTGGCCTACTACTAACACATCGAATAACGGGGGTGAAACATATGAATATGAGAGATGAACTAAAACTAAGTATAATCACGGATGAATATGAATATTCAGAATGGATTATTGACGCTAACTGTTAAAGTTAGCCGAGACGGAAATACGTAAAACTCTAGGGGGGCAGAAATGCCTCCCTAGTAGTAATAATAAAAGGATGTTAATAATATGAAGAATGGTAATATAATACGCTGTATTCTATGCAATCATTTCATCATGCCTAACTTGGGCTGGACATTAGGAAATAATGCTCAACCTTTAGCAGAAGGCCGATGTTGTGATGATTGTAATAAGTTAGTTATTGAAGAGAGACTTAGAATTGTTTTAGAATAAATCAATAATTAATGAGACGGACTAACACAAAATTGAGGGGGGGCGTACTGCAATACGCCGCCTCTCTCTTAACTTAACAAGATAAATAATTATAATAAAGGAGGCTATAATTAATGAATAAAATAATTTCTGATATGAGAGAACTCGTAAGAGAAAGACCTTCAGACTACCCTAATGTAATTCAGTTCACTGATGAAATGTGGGAATCCCCCTTCATGCAAACATACGGTGAAGAAGGAGAAAAGTTTGAGAATG